GCAGGAGGTGCGAAATGTCTAAATTTATTCCTGTAGATCCAGACAAGTGGGCAGAGATGGTGCAAGCGCTGGCCGAGGTTAAGAGTCTCAAAGCCGAGGTTGAAAGGTTGAATCAAGTCATCCTAGATGACGCGCGTCTACCCTTTGCCCTAGGAGGAACTGGCCTACTCAAGGACTTAAACAAAAGGCTGACTGCTCATCGTTTGTTTGCGGACAAGTATGGCTTCAACTCCAATAAAATTGAAGAAGGAGATTATCCGTGAACGAAGAAAGCAAAGACAGAATCATCCAGGATTTTGCCACCAACATTATCCGTCTAGGCAATGAGTGCCGTGACCACGCCCTTGAAGTTAAACGCCTCAAGGATGAGTTGACCGATTTAAAGTCTACGGCTGACCAATTTAAAATCGAGAACTCCATTCTTATAAAGGAAATTAACCGCCTACTGGTTGAAGTGGACTCTCTGACGACTAACCCCACCTCCCGACTATTGCGTGCCGAGCGTGAGGAGAACGCCCGCCTCAAGGCCGAGGTCGAGAGGCTGACCAAGGCGGGTGATGAGATGGCGTTGAACCTAACCCACATTGGATGGAACATCTGTGTTGAAGCCTGGAACGCCGCCAAGGAGGGCAAGCAGTCGTGATACACGAATTCCGCAACCCTATGCCAGTAGAAACCCCTCTGGGCTATGGTATGGCAATTTATGTCCGTGATGGAGGGACATTCTCCAATGATGTATTTGCTATCGTCCTTGATAGTGATGGGGGGCTACGCCATTTTGTGTCCGATCAATTTACTTTTGTGAGAAACGATACTTTTGGAATACGAACCGAGAACAAGAAGCCGTGAGTGGCTACGAAAGAAAAAGCAGGGGCATCCAGGCGCTTGGTCGTGCCATAGGCGCGGCAAAGGTTGGCAAGTGCAAGTTGGTCATCCTGGATCTTGAGTCAGCGGAGTATATCAAAGAATATATCCATAAGCACGTCCGTCGTGATTACCAGCGCTCTTACCAAAGCCAATATAGGGCAAGGGTTCGCCTCAAGGCTAAAGGTAAATGAAAGCCGTAACCCAAGGGTCTGGATGGAAACGATTTATGGCCGTTGGGTGTTCCCACGGCATCTACGCAGATCCATTGGCGATAGAGGCGGTACTTAAATTTAGGGAGCGCTGGAAGCCACATACAGTCATCCACCTTGGAGACTTTATCGACTTGTCAGCCCATATGGGAGGCTCTGGTGGGGAGGGTGATAAGTTGCGCCCAGATATTGACGGAGGCATTGATTTCTTAAAACAACTACGCCCTAATGTGGTCGAAGTTGGAAACCACGAAGCGCGCCTATGGAGGGATATCCGCTCGTCTAACGAACTGCGCGTTTTAGCCGCAGAGACGGCCATTGAAGCGATTGAGACTACCTGCCTCAAGTTGAATGCCCTGCTGATTCCCTATACAGGCGTCTGGCAGGTCTACCAGTTGGCTAACTACAAGTTCACCCACGGCACTATCTACAACGAGACGGCCTCGCGAGATATGGCCGAGATGTACGGCAATGTCATCTTTGCCCACACGCACAAGCCGACGCAGGCCGTAGGCCGCCGCATCGATTCGCCCATCGGCATCTCCGTAGGCACGCTTACCAAGCGCGGCGCGATGGACTACGCCAACACCAGACGATCCACGCTGGGTTGGGGGCAGGGCTTTGTCTACGGCGAGTATAACGACAACTCGTTATACCCACTTCTTCATACGCACGATAATTCTGGCGCTTGGCATCTCCCAGTATGAAGTCAGAAGCCCAGCGCCTGCTTGATTTAATCTACGAGGATATGCGCAATGAGTTAGCGCCTGTTCCTCCAGGCTGGCATACAATTCGCCACTATATGAAAGAATGGGGGTTTTGTAGGTCGCAGACGGAGCGTTATCTTAAAATTGCAATTAAGAAAAAAATAATAGAGTTACGTTACTTTAAGGTTGTAATCAAAAAAAGACTTACGAAAGTATCTTACTACAGAGCCACCAAATGAGTAAACCAATCTGCTTTAAGATTCGGGGAGGCGTCGAGCGTGAAGACGGCTCGCGCGGGTCAAAGAACATCGGCAAGACCGCTGGCAAGGGATACCTTGGCGCAGAGGATAAAGCCTTCACTATTGGGTCAGTCCAAGATCAGTATTTATTTACTAGCGAGGGCGAAGGTAATAGTGATTACAAACATCTTCCTATAAAGCCACCTATGTCACAACATAAACTTAAATACCTTTCACTTTTTAGCGGAATTGAAGCCGCAAGCGTAGCCTGGAAAGACCTAGGATGGGAAGCCGTTGGATTCTCCGAGATTGAACCCTTCCCCTGCGCATTATTAAACCAACATTTCCCAAATATAAAAAACTATGGCGACATCACAAAATGGAAAGAATGGGGACTCGTCCCTGGAACAGTTGACGTTGTTTGCGCAGGAAGTCCTTGCCAAGCCTTCAGCACAGCAGGACTGCGAAAGGGGCTGGATGACCCGCGTGGTAACCTGGCCCTCGTCACCCTTGGACTTGTTGAATTCCTTAAACCCAAGTGGTTCATTTGGGAAAATGTGCCTGGAGTCCTTAACTCTCAATCAGGATCTGCGTTTGGAGCCATCCTCACAGCGCTGGGGGACATCGGGTATGGGTGGTCTTACAGAATCCTTGACGCTAACCACTTCGGAGTCGCACAACGAAGGAGAAGAGTCTGGCTATGCGGCTACCGTGACCCTGTCAAAGGTGCTGGAGACTGGAGACCACCTGCGGCGGTTTTATATCACTCCGAAAGCCTCCGCTGGAATCCTGCGACGTTCAAGCGCAAAAGGAAAGCCGCTCCCATTGGAACTCAAGGAAGCGTTGGAGAATCTGATAAAGGATGCTACTGGAACGGAGAACAAGTAAGCGCTACACTTGATACTAGTCATTTCCAGACGATGCCAGAGAAAGGTAGATTCCCAGCGGTTCTTCAAAAAAGTATGTTAGTTAGGCGTATCACGCCTCGCGAGGGGGAACGGCTTCAAGGATTCCCAGATGACTGGACTATGATTTCGTGGAAGGGAAAGCCTGCTGACCAATGCCCAGATAGTGTTCGATACAAGGCCATTGGTAACTCTTGGGCAGTCCCTTGCGCCCGCTGGATCGGTGAGCGCATCAACCTAGTCGAGACCATCAAAAATGAGCAAGCCATTGCCTAAATTTTACCGCCTTGAGCCTAGGTCGGAGTTCGACGAGGCCATTGTGCGGACAGAGCCGAGCGGGATGCTAGTCTACAGTTACAAGAAAATCCTCAAGGTGGTGATGGAGATGAATTACTTATCGAGAGATGATGCTGTTCATTGGATTGATTTCAACATCGCAGGAATCCAGAATATCAGAATCGTCCGCTAGACAACAATGACCACCGAAGACCGAATCAAGGGGGCGAGAGCCTACCTTGCTAAACTACCTCACGCTATTTCTGGACAAGGTGGACACCCAGCGACCTATCGAGCGGCGTCAATTCTGGCTCACGGATTCGACCTATCCTATGACGATGCCTGGACACTATTGCAGGAGTGGAATTCTAGTCATTGCTCACCACCTTGGGGCGAGAGGGACTTGCGCCACAAACTGAACGATGCCTTCGTCAAGCCGCACGAAAAGCCAAAGGGCTGGCTAAAGAAGAACGAGCGCGTAGTTGGCGCTAATGGAAGGATGGTCTTTGACGCGAAGCGCGTAGCCGAGATTGCTTTCGGCGCTGTTCCGTTAACAACGGCCGACCTCCTACTGTCCGCATTTAAGGACGACGAGGTGGTGTGCATCACCAACGAGGCAGGCCAGTCCGACGAGGGTAAGTACTTCCCAGCGTCGAAGGGTTCGTTTCTGACGCGCTCCGAATGGATCACCAGATTCTTCGGCCACGACTCCAAGAACAGGAAGCACTATGAGCGCTCCGAGCAAGGCGCTTGGATACGGATTAACCCTTTTACGAAGGATGACTTTACAGGTACGGACACGGCCGTATCGACATATCGCCACGTTCTTGTCGAATTTGATGCCAAGAATCGAGATGAGCAAATTGCCATCTTTCACCAGTCCAACCTTCCCATCACGGCTCTCATCGAGTCGGGCGGCAAGTCGGTACACGCTTGGGTTCGGGTAGACGCTTCCGACAAGCCTCAATGGGAGGAGCGCCGCAACTCTATCTACGAGTTCCTAGCCGACCACGATCCAGACCCGCAGAACAAGAACCCCTCCCGATGGTCACGCCTAGGGGGGGTTATGCGTGGTGATAAGGAACAGAAGATTCTAGCGCTTAACGTAGGTAGCGACAACTGGGACGACTGGGTAGTCTGGCGAGACGGCCAAGACCTGCCCGATGAGATGCGGACAGACTTCCTAGAGTCCTACAACACGCTTGAAGACCCTAACCACGTCATCGGCCACGGCCGCTGGCTCTGTCGTGGCGGCTCTTTGCTTATCACAGGGCAGTCGGGTATCGGCAAGTCGTCCTTCACGATGCAGACGGCCTGCTCTTGGGCGCTAGGTCGCGAACTCTTTGGCATCCCAGTCAAGAAGGCGCTCCGTGTTGGAGTGATCCAGGCAGAGTGCGACGTTGGTGACTTGGCCGAGGCTTACCAAGGGGTGACGTCGTCTATGGACTTGTCGGCCGCTGATAGGCAGGTCTTGAGGCAGAACTTGATCTTCTACACCGAGACGTCCAAGACTGGCAAAGACTTCGCCGACCTCGTCCGCAAGATTGTGGTGCGCCAGCACCTGGACGTTATATTTTGCGACCCCCTTCTTTCGTATGTGGGCGGCGACCTATCCAAACAGGAGGTGGCCTCCCACTTCCTGCGCAACTGCATCCAGCCCATCCTTAAAGACACAGGGTGTATCATTGTCTTTACCCACCACGAAGGGAAGCCCAAGCCCAAGGAAGTTACGGACGGCCAGACCATTAGCGATATGGCATATAGCGGCCTAGGAAGTTCAGAACTCACGAACTGGGCGCGCGCCATCATCAACGTCAGACGCGAGTCCAAGGAGTACCCCATCTTCTCCTTCAACCTTACCAAGCGCGGCAAGTTGGCTGGGATGCGCCTGCCCGATGGCAAGCCTACCCTGTCGATCAAGTTGCGCCACGCCGAGGGCAAGGTGCTGTGGGAGGTCGTACCCCCTACGGCCAAGTTTGAACTGCTCAAGGTAGGCCAGCAGTACGCCCACTTCTCGTCCAAGCCGTCCACGGCGCGGGCGGCCTTGCTCAAGGAACTAGAACAGGACTACAGCCTGGATCGCCTACAGTCCGAGGCTGTCCTAAAGGCTATGGTCACGAATGGCATCCTAACCCCTAAAAAGATAGGTGCGGCGCTGTTTTACGAGGGTACGCACCTAGAAGACTGACGTAAATGGGTCTAGGAGGCTCTTGGAGAGCCTAGCCTATACCTACCCATTCTCCTTTTGGGATAAAACGCGCCAGACCAAGGCTACCCCCATCATCAACGATGCCACGACAAGGGCATAGGAGATGTCAGCGGACATCTTGAGCGCGGCGGTGGCCGATGACAGTTGGCGCTCCAGGGTGGCATCGTCCGACTTAACCCCAGCGTCGGTGATGATGAGCGCCATCGTCTGGGATGAGGCGAAGGCGTTGAGTACCCCCTTAACCACCCACGCGGTGTACAGGGCGCATACGCACGAAATAAAAAGAATGATGCCTACCGCGATCAGTAGGTTTCTGTCACTTCTTTCGCTTTGTTTTTCCACGGATGCCTTTCTTTACTTTAGACACTTCGGCTTCGCCGCGAGCCTTGATGTATTTGAGAAGGTAGTCCAGGACTTCTGGTGCGGCATACCCAGAAGCGCCTACGGCGGCAAATCGAAGAGGGACGGACTGGATGTGTTCGGACACAGCCCATCCGACAAAAGAGGCGGTAATGGCCGCCGCAAAAACACGACGCACGACCCACCCAAGCGTGACAGGCTCGGTAGACAGCAAAAGTCTAGCCACCATCGCGGCAGATCCAAGAGCGCTGGCAACGACGCCGTCTTTGGCTATCGCCTGGATATCGTCACTCGATGGTGTTGGGGCAGGGGGCGACATTGGGTTTACGGAAGAAATGAACGTAGGCCACTATGATGCCTATAATTACCATACCACCTACAGAAGGGATGAACCAGACAGTACCGAACAGGAAGGGAACTGCTCCAATAAAAAGACCTGTGGCTAGGAGGCCAGCGCCAGCCATATAGCGTCCGAATGCCATTGCTAGACCGCCAATGACCATAAGGCCGATGGCGGCTAGGGTGTACAGGTTCTTGCGGGCTTCAGATTCTACCTCTAAAATCTTGGCCTCTAGTTCCTTGATCTTGGCGTCCTTGAGCGCCGATACGCGAGCGGCCTCTTTCTGCTGGGCTTCCATCTTTGCCCAATCGTCGTTAATCTTGGCAAGGAGTTTACGACCCGCGTCCTCGGCGGCCTTATAGGCGGCAGAGTCGGGTGATGATGCCGCGCGCTGGCGGGCGAAGGCAACGTCGCCATCCGATGGTTTTGGCAGGTATGACAGGGCGACGCCAGTCTCGGCCTTTACCACAGTAGGCTTATCGGCGTTCTCGCGCGCCACAGTAACGGCGGCGGCTACACGGCCGTCAGACTTATCCAGGTCATTCCCAACCTTATTCACAATGCCTCCATCAGTAGGGGCATCTGGTTGCTGGGGAATCTCTGGGGTGCTAGAGCATCCAGATAGGGCAATGATAGTGGCTACCAAAATCGACCCTATCGTAAAACGGTCTAGACCAGATTTTGCTTTAATAGCCATAGCCGTTGTTAAAGCCAAATGGCTTTAGGGTTAATTAGGGCTTCTTTAGAGCGTCGAGCAACTTCTTGCCCTCCGACTCCTTGGCCTGGATCTTGACAGTATTGTTGCGGTAAAAAAGAAAACCGCAGGCGAAGCCACCCAATAGGGATAGGACGATAGCAATGAGGTAGAGCATATTAGGAAAGTTAGTTTAAAATGGTGTAATTCTTTGCGGTAAGGTCAGCCTTGAGACCTTCTAAAGTAAGATTAAAAATTACAATCGAAGGGCTGAAAACCACATAGGTCTGACTAGACTGCACAGCACCAATGATATGTGCCTTGTTGTTTCTAACAAGAGCGGCAAAGCCAGCATCAGAGTAAGTTGAAATTGCCATTTGTTTATGTGATTAGGAAAGGATAAGGAGATGTTTCACCATCGTAATGGAGGTAAAGGGTTTCGCCCGTGCCTGTTGCTGTGTATGTAGATGTATCATCCATCACATTCAAATACTGTGTGCCGCCAGACAAATAAGAAAAACCAAACAAGTAACCATTGATTTGAACTTTAAATTTATTTGTAACATTCCAATCGTTGTAAATATTACCACCAGATGGGTAGTAAAATCCTGTCACATAGTTCGTACCGTTCCAATAAGGCCCATTGCCGTAGCCAGCCGTAACAGACAACGCAATCGTCTGTCGATAGGTGACTCCAGCCACAGCCACAGCGGCAGTAGTCTGCACAGTTGAGTCCGCAAAGGTAATTGAACCAACATTTGAAATGAAGCCGCTTGATGCTAGGGTAATGTTAAATCCTTCAATTATAGCCTCTTCTTGGTTAACACGCATCCCACCAGCCATTGAAATCCCATTACCAGTATAGTAAGTTGAAAAGCCAGACACAGCCGTATCGTCAACCAAGATTTCTCCAGTTACTGTTCCACCAGTAAGAGGCAAAGCCGCAGTTGTCTGCCCAGTAGTGTCACTAAAAGTAATCCCGCCAACCGAAGCAATAGTCAGAGGGCTATCAAAAATGATTTGTTGAGCCGATCCGCCATACCAATTGGTCAAGCGACCACCCTGCCAATTGAGTTCGTAGCCGACAGCACAAGTCAGAGAGATGCCTTGGTAGCCGCCTGTTCCGTTGTCAAATGTACCCTTGGCGATGTTCTGTAAGCCTACTGCATCAAAGACAATAGCACCAGTCATCGTGCCACCAGCAAGTGGGAGGAATGATCCACCACCGCCACCGACAGTCGCCCAGATTAAGTCCGTGCCGTCATAGGTCAAAGCCTGCCCAGCAGTAGGTACTGTGCTGTCGAGGGTTGTGGTCGCTCCATTAGATAGCGTCCCGACAGTTAGGCCAGATGCCACTAGGTCTGCAAGCGTGGCAATCGGGTTGATGGCCGTGGGTGCGTGCGTGGTCGAGTTGATGGCCGCCGCAATATCAGATCCATCAAGAACTACACCTAGGTTACCCCAGATGACGTCAACAGTAGCGTAATCTGGCGACTGCGAAAGGTCTCGGCGCACGAAGCGAGCATTGGCTACAGCCTCGTCAAGGTAAGAACCAAGCGGGATAGGAACAACAGCGCCACCAGCGACAACGTCGGCGAACACATTGCATCCAGCCTGCAAGAGTGTGAATTGATCTCCTCCGACATTCATCGAGACCTCAATGTTCGTTGAGCGCCTGGACTCACCGCCAAGGAACTGGTGGCATTCGGCGGTGGAGAAGTTGATAGTACCTACATACCCATTATATCCGATTAGGAGGCCAGTTGCCGTTAGGGTTTCGTCTTCCGTGAGAACAATATCCCATTGATACTGACCAGTCTGGAACACTTGGCTACCAAGCGCCGTAGCCATAGAGGACGCGCTAGTGTTGTAGTTAAAAGTCTGGTTGGTCGTTCCAAAGACAATCTGGATAGTCCCAGCGCGCGGCTGGGGGTCAATGCCCACTCGGTAAATCTTGTTAGTACCGCTCCAAGCCTGGATCAGAGTAGTAGTAACGACAGGGGAGGATAACGGAGTCCAAGTGGTGGACATCGCAATGGGTGACTGGCGAAGTTCGACAAAGACAATCTGTCGAGTGCCAACATCACCAGCCTGGACTAGGCTGATAGATTCATAAGCCGAAGGGGTAAGGGTATCAGAGCCTTGGCTGATAGTCGGCTTTAGGCCGTAGGTGTTCCAGGTGATGGTGTAGCCAGTACCAGTCTTGGTTACGGTAACACCGCCCTCATCATCAACCGCCGTAATGGCATTAAGGGCGTCTTGTAACTGGGTGGTAGTAGCGTTATAGGGAACAGGCTCGGTTTCGGTGCTATCTACAGTCAGTTCCCAAGTCCCGCCAGTAGGGTACTTGTTGGTATCACCTACGGCCACAGTAATCGCCGCACCCGCAGGAAATGGGACTTCAATGGGGGAACTTCCAACGCCGCTAGAGGCGACGATATGGAGTTCAAGTTGGGCTACGTTGCCTTGGTAAAAGGAGGGGGCAGGCGCGCCGATAAACGCAAACTGGTTAGCCAGCAGGCGGTTGGAGTCTGTAGCCATCCATAGGCGATAGGTGTTAATAGCCATAAGTCCCTTGGTATTAGCCTAGAGTCAAAGGTGGTCAAGCCTATGGTTTAGTAACGCTGGTAATATAGAAATCGTCGATATAGACGGCAAAACCATCTTCTTGAGGGATTTCAATTTCTTGAACCTCAATAGGTGATTCCGTGCAATTCGATTCACTCAATGTAACAGACCAATCCACCTCGCTATGGAACGCTGGATCTCCCCAACTAGTTGAAAACCCAGCATAGTAACCAACAGTAGAAAGTGGAGTCATTGTTGCATATGACTTTTTGAATACAATCTTACCAGATATTGTAGCGCCTTCATTGAAACAACAAATCCTAGAATCCACCTTTAATGAGAATCTTGCAGTATAGTCAAAACTGGTGTTTTCTGGATTAAAAGGAACGTTCTCGCGTTCATCAGTCGCATAATTATAAACAAAACTCATACCATTAGGAACAGACGAATGTTTAAAACTAAAAAAACCAGTAAACAGTCCAGGCATCCCATTATAAATCGATTCTAGGCTTTGTGGGTTATATGGAGATGTACCTGGATCGCCAGATTCTACCGTAGAGTTAAACCAGTCGTATGGATATGATTCAGTCCATCTTGGATATAATTTATAATTTCCTTCAAATAAAGTATCCGAAGTAAAGTCGTATGGAATACCATTAGGATGCAATGGGGGATCCATAGCCGTTACTGTATCTAAAGGATAGGTACATTCCATATGCCCATTCTTGAAAGTTAAATAAATCCTAGTCCCAAAATAATAGTTAGGGTCTATATAATAAGTACCTGCAACTTTCAACTCTTGTAATACTACAAGGTTGTCTGGAGTTGTTAATGGATACCAGTTAAACGCGTTGTAGTTAGTCCAGAAATATTCCCCAAGGTTATCAAATACATTGTACATCGTTGATACAAGCACGCCCCTTTGTCCTGGAGGCGGTGTATAAGGCATTGGCATATTATAGAATTCATATCCAGGCCATCCTAAATCGTTATACTCACCAAGGTATACCAAAGTGAACGGATCTTTGTGCGGGATGGTCATACCCTACTATACCAGTAATTAGCCACAGCGCTTCCGCATTTAAACCTACTACCCCAAAGGGAAGAATTAATCATTTGATTTACTACGCCAGTTTTCCTGTCAACGGAGGCAATCATTACCCAAGAGGTATTATCGTCGTCAAACTGTGGGGTTGACTCGTTTATAATTTTGCAGGTTGCTGGGTCTGGGAATCTGTATGGATCTGCACTCTCTGGCTTTAGTGAGATGTAAATGTACTCCTGTTCATTTACTAACAGGTTCTTACTAAATTTTGCTGTTGGTGCTGGAGTGTTAGTAAGCACAACAGGTGGAGTACCCATCTTTGGTACTACGTTGTTAACTGTTCCAGGCCAAACGGAGTACTTCCATTGGTTACCATCTGAAACAACGGAAACCGTAAATGGAAGAATGGTGCGAGTGTAGTCTGGAGGAGGGCTTGATAGGGCAAGCCCCCCCGCGTGGCTCTGGTAGATGACGCCATCGGAAACGCCTACGGCCGCCCTGTCAGCATAATCGGCGAGCCGATTAAGTTGTTTGGCGTAAATTGCATCTCCAGGAGTGAAACTGCCAGAGTTGTTATTTCCGAATCCTTGGAGTCCCATTAGCCTAGACTGCTTGGTAGGTTGGGGTCTACAGGGTAAATATCTGGATCCCAACCGATGATTCCAGATAGCATAAGGTCAGCCTGCACCTTGTACAAGCCGCCAAAAATTTCCATAGAAGCGTTGGTGCAGAGGTAATTTCTCCGTCGGTCATAACTGACACCCGCTGGAAGTTCTGCTGTTAATTCTGTGTCGTAGTTTGCCGCTAGGTTTGCGTATGGATCTGGGAGATTGATAGCGCCAATCCATCCGTAATTAATCCACCCTACTCGTGATAATGTTTTTTTAGCCGAGTCTTCACTATCAGTATAAACCAAACAGCGGAGGATAATGGATGGACGAAAGTATGAACGCACACCAGCCTTTAAGTTCACATCGTCGGCAGGGTTCTGCGCTGGAAGGAATCCAGCAAATGAGTACTGAACAGCCTGGAGCGCTGTAGGCTGGGTAATCGCAAAGTGCGCCCTATTCGGATTCTTGGTAAGATCAGTTTCGTTTTCAGCAATGTACTTGGCCGCTCCAGCCAATGGCTTACCATTGCCAATCTGCTTGATTTGAACCTTGGTGAAATTGGGGTGGGTCTCAATGGCCTCCATAGCCGTAGCGCTTGAGACTTGGACTTGGGTTACAGTACTAGAAGCGCCATCTTCAATGCCGCAATATTCACAGGCAACAGTCACAGTACCATTATTGGTGCTGGCAGATACACGATGAAGCGTAAGGTATTCAAGACCCTCAATAGGCGGTGGGTCGCCGCGCTTAAAGTCCATAGTGATATCATAGGACTTATCAGAGTCTGCCGTATACTTAACCTGCATTGTGACTAGACCAAACCCATCGTGCTGGATCGTCCAGTTTTTCTCCATCACATACCTATCATTGATATCAACGCCTTTTTGCTTATAGGTTATTGCCTTCGGTTGGTAGATGTTGATGGACATATTATTTGGATACAGCGCCGTTAGTATCAGCGGGTGGAGGTGTGTTGTTACCGCCGCCGCCAGATCCAGCGGCTATTGTTTCAGTAGCAACTGCTGTGCGTACTGTGGCGTCACGAATTTCTTCAAGTGGATTGATTCTTTGGATTGCAGATAGTACATCGCCGCCGCCGACGGCTTGCAAGGAAGAAGCGGCCTGGAAGATGCCTGTGTTAAAGTTAGGCTTTGTGTTCTTTTTTTCTTCAGCAATTTCTTTATCCATAGCCTCAAGAATCTTCTTCTTTCGGTCTTCAAAATTAATGCCACGTCTACTTTGCTCAAGTGGGTCTGGGAATACGTCTTCGACTTTTAGGCCAGAGACCATTCGTCTCACGTCTTCCTTACTCTGTCCAGGCATACGGATACCCTCATCTTCGTAGGTAGATTGTCTGAATCCAGGAATGACAATTCCAGGAGCATTTCTTAATGCACGACCTCCGCTTGAATTAAAAGGTCTGTTTAGCCTGTTTGCGGCGTGTTCAGCCGCCCAAGGACTTCCATCTGAAAATTCAGAGTCACCAAAAATTCGCTTTGCAGTACCCTGCATTTGAGGGCCGAATCCAGTTACCCAATTTGTAAAGCCAGTAGTAAACGAGTCCCAGACATTCGTTCCAACTCGCCCACCAGCGGCGGCGGCCTGGATATCCAACTCACCAACAACAGGAGCGCGATTTGCCATTTTTTCAATTTCGGCAGAACCGCCTTTAAGAAGAGGGATAAGGTTCTTGTACTGATCTCCGAAGAGTTGAGTACCTAGGCGAGCCAACTCAACGCTTTCTCCGTAGTTCTTATAATGGTCGGCCATCTTCTTGATGACGTCCATAGAGGACACACTATGGGTTCGCACGCCCTCAATGCTGATACCAAGGCGTCTAAAGGTCGCCGTATTAGATCCACCTTCAAGAGCCATCTTACCCAACTCTTTATTTCCAGATGCGACAGAAGATACGAACTCTTCCATAGACACGCCAGTCATTTGGGCGGCGTAGCCATAGCGCTGAACGTCCGTGGTAGATAGGCCAGTAATGCGCGAGAATTTATCGACCTTCTGGGCGTATTCAGCGCCGTTCTTTACGGCGTTTACAAACTGTTGACCGAGGAAGGTAGCAATATTAGCGCCGCTCAACATATCGGCGAAGTTGCTACTCATATCCTTCTTGAACTCGTCACCCCAACCCTTCTCCCAAGGCAACTTGGCACGACCTCTACCACCAGAGCCACCAGCGCCTGGAGCGTTACCTGGAGGCGGTGGAGGAGGCGGTGGAGGTGTATTCGGAGACGGAGATGGATTAGGAGGCGGTACAGGCGCAGGCGGGCGCGTCGGTACAGGCGCTACAGGCGGTACAGGCGCTACAGGCGGTACAGGGGTCGGAGGACGTGGCGTCGGTCCAGGGACAGTCGGAGGGGTAGATCCTGGATTGGGGGTAGGGGTAGTTCCAGGGGTAACAGGAATAGTCCCTGGAACAGTTACGCCCTGTAGGCCAGTTGTGTCCGCTACGAACCTTACTTTAACTTCGTCGCTCACGCTTTAGATGCCTCCAATTGTTTGAGGAATTCCATAGCCTTAACGTCTTCCTCTGTGATTACCGTAATGTCACCTCCATCGGAGACTAAATTGGCGATGTACATCCACATAGCCTCGCACTCATTCATAGTCCAGGCTTGTTCGTAGGACATACCATTACGCATCAAGTTGGTAACGCAGGAAAGGACTAAATTTATGCCTCTCCCAGCGCCATTGCGCTTCTTATCCCAGATGATGGGCATATTGTCATTAAACTTGATGTAGTCTGCCATTTTTTGCATCTCCTGCTCATAGTAGCCAGAATCCAAAAATAACTCCGTAAACTTTAAAGATTCAGCGTCAGTAGGCTTAACGCATAGCATTTCCTTTAGGTCGTGCGTAGATAAGATGCGCGCGGCGATCACAAGGTCAGATGGTTCAAAAGGGTTGTCTGTAAGAATTACAGGTGACTCAATTTCCGTAAGAACAAGTCTATGCCTCATCGACATAGGCTTTAAGATACGGCCGCATACCTCCATCTCTATGATGGAGGACTTTACGGCCTGTATAAAGCGGCTATCCATTGCCGCCTGTGTCTTTAAATCTGCTCGTACTTGACGCCACGCACGGAGACTTTGCGATACTCTTGATTAGAGCCGCGATCCGTGACTTCCTTGAGGATGTAGGTAATGCCACCATACGACATCTCTTGACCGACCTCTGGAGAACCAGATGCCTTAACAACGCCTTCAAGGGTGATTTCGTCGCGATGGTCATCCAGGCGGTCAGTAATGACTCGACCCTGTTCATCCATCACTTCGACGTCAAGAGCATAGCGGGTGGTATGGCTGTCGGATTGAACGACCATATCAAGCCGAGTTCCAAGGACGCCGTAGATAAGAGCAACACCATATTCAATTGCGGACATAGTAGTAGATTGTTAACCCTAGCCCGCAGTCAAACTTGAGGGGGTAGCACGGCTACGGCCGTGTAAGTGATGAGGTTTCCGTAGTTTCGGCCTTTCATACCTTCGTCATCAGATTCGATCCAGCAGGCGTACAACTTGCCCTCATTGACCCCCCACAGGGACTTCAAGGCTTCAGCATCGGACATATGGCCGTGAACCTTGGATACGCGCTCTCGGTGGGTTTCAAGGGTGTCGTCGTCAGCCGAGGAATAAACGTAAATTTCAACCTTTACGCTGTAATTGCCCAAGTTGTTAGACCCAAGGTCTTTTTCTGGGGCGGCGCTAGATGCATAGACGATAATCATCGGCATCTGCCGAAGGTCTGGGGTAATACCCTTATTGACCAATATTCCAGGGATATTGGTAGAAATATAGGTCGAGAATTTATCCTCGATGATGGATCGGATTAGTGCGCTCATTGTTAGGGAAGATTTGTATTAAAACCCTGTCCTACGCTGTAATGCGAGGCAAGATGATAAAGTTGGTTGGCTCGGCCTTGTGCTACAAGTTTTTCGTACATCTCAACTCTCATAGAGTAAGCCCTATAATTTAAGGCCAGCCTGTAGCCGTCTTTGGTAGCCCTATGCAATCCTTGAACCCTATTACCTACCTCAATCCAAGGTACGGTAGGGTTACTCAATTTATTGTTCATAATTCCAGTACCCCATTGATTACCCTTAATCCAAGCGCCTGCCTTGATTTTACCAAGTTGAGCGCCAGCGCTATACCAGCCAGACTTGAGTTCACCTACCCTAGCCTGGACGCGCTTAATGTAGGCTTTAACCTTCTCGCCATTGTCATCTACGACGTACTTATCGCCAAATGTGGCGTGCGCGCCCATATGCTCAAAGTACTCGGACACCTTATTGCCACCTCGCGCTTTTTCGTGGAGTGACTTGATGTTGCCTGTGTAGTAAGTAGAAAGGTCTACGCCGTGGGCAGAGAGGGCTTGGTCTTGGGCAAATTTCCAATTTTGGAACTTATTCCAGGCTGTTAGGCCACCCGCGCTGTATGCGTCTTGTAATAGCCAATTTGGCAACTTTGGATCTGATAGGCTCTTTCGAGCGCGTAGCCAAGCGCTAAAAATACCTATATGTCCGTAACTCAAGATATCGCCAGCCTTCACATAGGCCAATGGTAAGAAGATTTTTGAAATCTGGCTTTCCACGACGGCTTGACCAAGTTTCTGTGCCTGCCTGGATCTGCCATCGTGACCCATACCCCCATAAAAAGGCATCGTAAAGTCCAACATATCGTCGCAGAACAACTTGGCCTGCTTCTGGAGGAGTTTGGCGGCAGACCCACCCATAATAAGCAGGTAAGCCCCTAGGTGTTGACGGAACTCCTGTTGGTTTACGACAACGCCCTTTTTTACCGTTACGACTCCACCTGGAGTGTTCATTGAACCTTCGTCTGCACGCGGGCAATGATCCAGGCGGCAGGAGGGCGGTCAGCGACGGCCACGATGCGGTATTCCTCGCCATTGTAGGTCACGATATTGCCGTAGGCAAATAAGCCTGGAACGGTGGTATTGGTAGACCTCAAGACCTTAACCTCAAAGGTGGTCTGATTAAGGAAGCCGCCAGTTTCCATATCCTGCAACACCATAGGCTGTGTAATCATAGCCTTTAAGGCTACTGGCGTGCCTCCAGGGACGATTTTAACGGTGATGTCCTTGCCTACCTCATTAAGGACGGAAAGGGCGTCTACAGCGGCTTCTTCAAAAAATCCCATATGCTTTGCCCTAGGTCAAAAGGAAGAGGCCGCCCCCGAAATGGAGCGGCCTCTTTGCATTGGCGCGTGATGGGGACACTTGCCCCATCAAAACTTTAAACAAACTTAATCTTCTGAAGAGCGTCGGGGTTACCCTTCGCCGAACCGATGAGCCAAGTAGCGGACAACTTGTGGAGACCCTGCGTCCAGTCGTACCAGTAGCGGAGAGCATACGAGAACTGGCTGTCTGGGTCGGTCACGATGGTCTGTTCGCCACCACCAGTCGTGGGAGCGGCAGGGACGCGGGTCACGACGACAAGACCTTCGCGGCAGGAGACGACGCCATTGAGGCCAGCCTGGATGCCAGCGGCGTCGAAGCCGTTGTACTCGTAGAAGTCAACGCCGTGGATCATACCGAGGCGGTTGCCGCGAATGACATCAGTCGTGCCGATGGAGAACGCCTGCGCAATGACAGGGTCGGAGATCAACTGCTGGTAGGCATCGGGCGAGACGAGCGCGGAGCGGCCTTCCTGCGGAAGGTTGGCGAGCGTAAGGCTCTTGGCGATGTTGGAGACAGCGATGCGGTTGAAGTTGGCCTGCGTGCCAGAATAGCCATCAGCGAAGTCGTTATCGACCTTGGTGAGGACTTGGTCGAACAGCGACTTGACGACAGCGTTAGCCATCGGAGCCATAAAGAGGCGGCGCAGACGATCCAGGGAGAGGGTAGCAACTTCGTAGTCGGTGAACCCGATGGTGACGTGCTTCTGGTCAACAAGGGTAACAGGAACGTCGGTGGACACGGCGTCAACGGTAGCAAAGCCAGTCGCGCGAGAGTAGTCGGCGGCGGTGAACTTACCAGCGTAGCGGGTGTGTACAGTCGATCCGCGTTCAGCAACATAAGCGCCGAAGTCGGTGACCGCGATTTTGGTGAGAGGCTGGAGTTGCGGAACGAGCGTCCGCAAGGATTCTTCAGCGACGAGTTGGAGGGTTAGACCTCCGATTGCGTTAGCCATAGTATTTTAGTAGGGTGAGGGGTAAAAGGTATTACGAAACATTTCCAGTAACTTTCTCAAAGCCAGTCTTGGAAACTTCGTCTCGGTAACGATAGTTGAAACCGATTTCAAAATCCATTGGGCCGCCTGGAGGGGAGGTTTCCGTAAGTTTAACGCTAAAGGAAATATTGGTGACGCCGCTGTTTGCGTTAGCATCAGCAACAATCAAAGACCAGTTTGCAGTTAGCAAAGCGCCAAGTTCGGCGGTGAGGGTAGCGGGAAGTGCCATAGTGGTTTAGCGAAGGTTAGCGGCGGCCAGGATCGCGGAGCGATTGGTGTTATAGAAAACTTGCGCGGCCTTGGCGTCCTTCTGCTTGATGGCCGCCCATTCTTGAGCGATTTCATCATTCGTCTTGGAAGCCGTTTCATCAGCGACAGGTGCGCATTCCACAGGCTCGACGCCTACGGAAGCGGCAATCTTGGCGGCCTTCTTGGCGGCGGTTTCAAAAGACTGCTCTAGGGCGGCGTACTTCTTCGTGGCTTCGGAAACGGTGTTTTCCATTTCGGAGATACGAGCGGCGGCCTTGGCGAGTTCAACCTTATGTAGGTCAGCAGACTTCGTAAGTTCAGCAACAATGGCTTCCTTTTCGGTGAGGGAGGTGCGGGCGGCAGTCAGTTCGGTGGCAATGTTATCCACTTCAGCAGACTTGATACCAAGCGCTTCCTTGATCTTATTAAAAGACTCTTCGATGGTCATATTGCAATTAGCCTAGAGTCAAATTTAGGACAAAATGATGGCGTCGATGCCATCCACGATGCCAGTAACAAGACCCTTCTGGGCGGCCTTCTTGCCCTCAAAGACTTGGCCTTCCATATCTTCATCTTTGGCAAATAAGCGGCGGCGCTTGATGGTTTGCTTGAACTGGTCGTGACGCTCATCTACGTCCTCCTGGAGGAACTTCTTATCTTCCTTGGTGAGGGATGTGCCTTCCAGACCCATAGCCTTATGCTTGCCAGCCTTAATTACGTCCATTTTGACGCCTTCCATAGCATAGGCTTCGGTAAGATCAGCAAATGCGATGTATACCCCAACCGACCCCCAAGCAGAAGAGGGGGTGGCGTAGACTCGGTCACAGCGTGAGGCCAGTTCGTAGGCGGCAGAGCAACACTCGGTCTCGCTATAGGCCGTGGTGCGCTTTGCGGACTTTTCAATCTTTTCTCCTAGTTCCTCAAGGCCATCGCACGTCCCGCCTGGAGAGTTGAATTCAAGGACAATTTCCTCAACCGACGTGTCGGCTAATGCCTTTTTAAGATTCTCGGTAACGTCGTTCAAATCGACGGCATTGCAACGCTTCTCAATTTCGGAGAGGTTCTTTCCGATTACACCACAGACAGGAATAATGGCCTTATTGCCAACAATCTCCATTTCGCGCGGCTTACCAAACATTAATTCCAGCATATCGTTGACGGCGCTGGCGCTAGTTTCTGGGGTAATATTAATATCGGAAACAGCGTCCAAGTAGGTCTTGGCGCGCATCAAATTGATCTTCAGAGGACGACTGCCCTTGAATGCGTTAAGGAGGTTCTTCATTGGTTAGAAAAAATAAAAATAAAATCAGCGACCTAGGGGGTCTTCTTGCTCATCGGATTCAGCATCATCGATGTCAAGTTGGGTTTCCTTTTGTTCACCCTTTTCGTTTTCATCATCAGCCTGTTCATCGGCCTCGACGTTGTCGGAATCGCTAATGTCTTGAAGGCCAACATTAGTCGGCTTCAAAAGCATCCACAGAGGGACTCCGTATTCCTTGGAAGCATCAATGAACATCTTGGCTTCGACGGCACGACGACGAAGCATCGTAGAGAAGTGTTCGCCTTCTTCTTGGCAATTCTCGCCAATGGTCTTTAGGCCAAACTCGATGTCGGCGCGGTTCTGGGCGGCATCTCGGCCAGCGTCTACTGTGACCCGCTTGGGCGTAGTCCAAATTACCTTATTCCAGTTTTCACAGGACGGAAGTTCTCCGCGAGCAATGGCATTGCCAATGACGTAACCCCAGACAGGGGTAAGGAATCGGTTGATTAAGACGCGCTGTAGGTGCTGGAACTTGCGGTCAGCCTTTGCCACGATGAGGCGCATTGAACTGCCACTAGCCTTGGAAGGATCATAGAGGAATTCATAAGGTAGAGTTCCAGCCACGGAATCACGAACAAGATATTCAAGGAATCCATTGAAGGTCGGGTTGGGACGATTCGATTGGAAGGACTCTAGACGCTCGCCTGGAGCAAGAGCAAGGATTTTACCACCAATAAAGGTGGACGCCTCATTGGGGTTGGTCTGACCATCACCATAGTCCTGTGGGCGCATCCCAAAGGCTTCAAAATCGGACTGTGCGCCATCAAACTGGGCAGTCTCGCGGGTAAGGGTACGGACGACGTCGCCGTTCATCTTGACCGCAAATTTCTCAAGGCTGACGATTTCCAACATATCAACGATGTTATTGATGCTATGTTGAAGTGGGCTGTACGCGCGAGCGCCAGACGCTACTTCTGGCTCATAGACGTGCATCACGGCATTAGCGCCAACCTTCCTGGATGATCCGTCAGAGCGAATGATATTAAACCAATCTGGTCGGCCATACTTGCCGAAATGGATGCCGTCCACCATATGCGGCTCTGGGGCAGAAGCATTTGCGCAGGCAACGCGGTGGGATTCAATTAACTGAATGCGCGGCTCACCAGAGGCATTGCGGGTCTTAATTGGGAAGCATTCGCCGTCACGATATACGAGGCGCGCGATAATATGCTGGAGTTCGTAGAAGTTAAAGCGGCCAGTAATGTCGCAAGGATTAGAAGCCCATTCGTCAAAGTACTCTTCGTATTTCTGGTCTACGTTGGCAAAGCCAGTCCTGGACTGTGCCTTGATGCCGTCACCTACCGAATACAAGGCCATATCGGAGAGAATCTGGCGGATTACGCCAGCGTTCAACTCCATCCAGCGCATTTTGCGCGTAGTTTCAAGACGATCAAAAACCGTCATCGTCTTCTTGAAATCAGTCGGCCAAGACGACCAAATCCAAGAACGCTTGTTAGAGAACTTTGCCGACTCGAAATTCGAGAAGATCCCTGGACCACCTGTGGCCTGTTTCTTCAAGGGATCAGAAGAGGACTTCTTCTTTTTTTCGGGAGTTTTGCGCGCCATAAATCTTAAAGACCTCGGAAGTTATTCAAAAGGTTACCGACGCGAGTGCGGTCAATTCCACCATAAATTTCTGGGGCTTTGATTTGCAGGGCGTAGCGGCATTCCAGGAGAACGGTAGGTGGATCGATAGGCCAGTCCTTTCGGATGTCCGTACCAGAATCTTTGTATTCCATGATCGTTTTGCCTTCAGTAACGATTGCAACGGCTTTATCTCGGATAAGTTCAATCTGAACTATCGTAAGGGTCATAAAAATGCCCTTTGGAGAAGTAGACCCACGATAATGAACGAAAGCCATAGCAAGAATTGCCAGAAGTCAAATGGGCCTATTATCTCCCCCACAACAACGACGCTTGAGAGCCACCCAAGACCATTAAGGAGATAATAGGCTTATTTAGACGATTGTAGAATCTGCGGCCTTGTCAACTGCCTTTTCGTCAGTTGCGTTCTTATTTTTACCTCTGCCGATCAGTTTAGCCATCAGCGCGGGAAGGATGCCCATAGTTTCGCAATCCCAAAGGTGATTTGGTCTTTCACCAATTTGAACCCAAATAGGCTTCCCAGACTCTGTTCTGGTGCGGTGTTCGGATTGCATCTGCTTGCGGTACTCCTCGCCAGCGTCTTGGGCGTAGGTGTGGTGTCCAGCGCGGCGAAGACGAGAGAGGGTGTCCTTGAGGACTAAATTGGAAAACTGAAAGACTCGGCAGGAATGTTTGCCAACCTGGACGACCTTGGCTGGGCTGTATGGTCGGTAGGCCACCTTGATGCCATAGGGCGTCTGGACGCGCCAAGGGAAGTCCGTATTACCAGAACCCTTGGTAGCGTTCCAACTGTAGTTAGCGCAGTTCTTGTAAACCTCCTCCATATTTGGGCCATCCCCAGAATCCACAAAAGTAAAGACAGGGCTGACCTTGTTCTTAATCTGCAATTCTCGGACTTGCTCCCAAGTATCAACGTACTCCCACAAAATGAGACGTGACTTGCCATCAATGCTCCAGGATCTAACTAGGCAGAAAAATCCCTTTCTTTGAACGTCAACACATAGGAATCGAAGTTTTGAGAACTTGTCCGTATCAACGATTAATGGGTCAAAGGGTGGCGCTACAAGTTTGCCGAGATAGTTAGCACCCTCTTCAGTCCACTCGACGTTCATTAAGTATCCGCTAGGAAGAACCTCACCGCTACCATCGTCTGGTTCGTCGCTCCAGGGGAGGGCTAGGCGCTTTTGCTTAAAATCCTTACGCTTGCTCTCGTCACCGCCTAAATCAAAGGATTGGGCAGACTCTACACATTCAACGGCCAAGTCTCCCCACGATAGACCCCACAGCATCGTCATCGCATTAAAATGAAAACCTCGACGGCCTTTTGGTGCGGAGGGGTTCTGTGAGACAAACTCGGCGTCCTTAATCATTTCGGCTCGGACGCTATTGCGATCCTCGTAGCGATGCTTACAGCACTTGCACTCATAGGTGCAACCAGCGCGCAAAAGGTCGTAGTTCCAGCCTTGTGCTGTCTTGGCGGCTTCTGGGTACTTAATCTGAACCCATTCAAAAGCCTGCCTAGTTCCGCACTTTACGCATTTGAACGACCATTCCCCTCTGTCGGTTGAATGGAAGAGTTCTGTGAACTCATCGGCGTCCACCCCTCCTTGTGAGACGAAGACACTCTTACCCTGCCAAGTGAACGCAGTCCGTCGGGCTTGCGCTTGCTTGAGGTGACCTTTCGGCCATTGCCAGCACTCGTCACCTCCGAGAAAACGAATAGAGCGTCGCTGGAGGTTTCGCTCATTGTTAGCACCAAGCACCCAAGTGGTATTTCGCTGAAATTGGGTTGTGTGCCACTTATTTCGGTCAATGTCACTAATCCGTTCTCTAGTGCTAGGCGTATTTTCCCACAGAGGTCGAAGGCGTGTTTGTTGCCAGTCTTGGGCGTTGAGGTCGATGTCTTGTAGCAGGAGCATCGGTCCAGGTGTCCGCGAGGGGACAAATGCTGACCACAGTTCAAGCACCATCGACTTACCCGATTGGACGTTGCCTTGGACGACGATGGTTTCAACTTCTGGGTCTTGGAGCGCACGGAGGATAGGGGCTAGGTATGGCGTTGATTCAATTCGGAAAGGTCCAGGCTGTGGCGAGTAGGGTACGTTCTTTACGTTCTTTTCAAGCCAGTCAATGATGTCTCCATCTGGATCTGGGGCAAGTAGAGAGCGCAGGGCGTCCTCAAACTGTTTCTCCGTCGGTCTGGATTTCATCGTATGGTTTGGTTTCTTTGGTTTCCTCGATTCTGATGGGCGTCTCGACGACGGCATCTTCAGCATCTTCGGCTTGGCCAGACAGTCTGGTAAGAATCTTGGTCACCTCATCGTCAATAGCCTTCATTGCCGTGCCTGGAGCATCGGGGTTGGCTTTAACGGCAATCTTGGTGGACAACTGGGTCAGTTCGTTGCGGATGGACAGTACGACCTTGCCGAAGCGCTCAATGGCGGTCTGGGTCTTAATGTACTCCTTGGCCGCAATGTTGCGGGAATGGAGTTCGCGTTCAAGGGATACCAACGTCTTAACCAACTTGTCGTAGGTGGCGTAGGACTTGGACTGGTTAGGGTTCTGTTCCTCAAGGTCGGACAGGTACTGCCTATAGGCGCGCGCCTTGAGTTCTCGGTGCTGTTCGACAATGTGGGCGAAGTTGCGGTCATTCTCCAAACCAGACAGATCCGTAATCTCCGCATTGTTGCGTAGATTAGACCCTCCGTTTCTACGCATCGAGCGCTCGTTATACCAAGCCTCGGCGTCCTCGACGGATGACGTAGGCATCCCTTGTCGGATGAAGCCGTTAATGGTCTGGCGAGCCAGTCCTAGCCGTTCAGCGATG